TCCAACATCTTGGCTATCCCGCGAGTAACCTCGGGTGGCAATGAAAGCTCACCAAACAGGCAGGATAAGTAGAACTCTGGAGCCTGGGAGGCTTCTGCTCGCGGCACAGGGCACACCTCGAAGATCTTCTTGTTTCCCTTGTACAGAGAGTTGAGGTACGGTGCCACAACGGCCCCGGAAACGACGTACACCAAGTCTGATTGCTCGGTGTAAGACAGGAAAACTCTGAAAGCATCGAGTATCCACTTGTTCATCCGTCGCAACCCAGGTCCTAAGGAGCCCAAGTTAGCGATCCTCACCAATTCTTGGCCTAGCGCGATAAATTCATGTAGTGGCACAGGTATAGGCCGGAATTCCGCCCATGGGTACTTTCGCTCCACGAAATCTTTATGCTCAGGGTGAGTGACCACCACCACATCATTGGGTGTGGGTGGCTCTGTGTCACCAGGGCCCAAGGTGAGTGTGTACTCGGCATCGCTGGCAATGTAAGCGGGCGTAAGCGTTTTCGCAGTGAAATCCACAACGCCATTGGAAACCTTGTAACAAAGTGGTTTGTGAGCGAGGATAAATTTTCCTGGTACCCGCCATGAACCTGTGTGGGCGCCACTCCTGACACGCAGAGCAACAGCTGCGGTGGGATCCCATGCCACCAGATGGTGCCACTGTAAATGTGGGCCCTCAACTGGTGTCAGCAACTCTAACACACGTGTCTTTGGTGGGGGCACGTTGCTCACAAGAGCCTCAACATTGGCAAAGAGCGCAGCCTCGACCGTTGGCTGAACATCACCAATGGTGCCCATGACCAGACAGGTCGTCAACCCCACCAGAACTTGCTTGTCGGCCCACCAGCCGTCGCAGTTGCGCTCCTCCAAAATTGACAGGACACTCGTGTTGTAACCACCAACCATCTCAATTAGGTCCATGACAGTCCACCAAGTCCAATCACAGCACCCACTCGATTTCCATCTGTATGCGGTCAGGTGCAACCCGCCCGGGACAAGGTCAAAGCACAACTTGAAGTCGACCAAAGCGTCCTCAAAGGGGGTCGTGGTGGGTTGTGTTGATGATGTACAGTCACATATGTCGTCCATGCAGATCCAGCAGTACTCACCAGCGTCAAAGTTCGGCAACTCTAAGGCTCCAGGCCCCAGAGTTGCCAGAATTGATTGGCATAAAGCCTGGGTGAATTGTGAAAGCGTAAGTGGTGCGGCATCGTTGCGTTCCAGATTGAAGACCGTCTTCCAACAGTCACTTGCCCCACCCACGATCATCTCTTTGGTGCCACCGATTCGTGCATATTTCAGGTTGACTCCATGCATCATGGCGCACCCACAATGGTCCAGCAAGTCGGCCCCTGATGACACAAACATGCCTGGGCCATTCTCGGAGACATGCACCCTGAAGGGGTCAACCTGGCCATTTTCGTCATATATTTTCTCGACATGTCTTTCCAACTTGTCGGGGCCCACTGTTTTGAGATACGCTTGTACATCAACCAGGTTGGGCCAGTCACCCAGCATAGCATAAGCGACATCCCAACGGGTTGGTCGCAAGAATAACAGGTAGCACGTGCCTGATTTCAACAGGCCAGCGTGCCTGGCAGCCGCCTCCAGTTCCTGTGAAGTTCTTCGGCCTAGCTCTTCTAATGTTTGTTCTGGGTATTGTTGGACGTCACGGGACGAGTCCCCTCCGTTTTCCAACCCAATATCTAACATCGATTGATCGTTCATGTTGTCTGCATTCTGTAAGTGGGAACTACTCCCAAGTCCATAACTTTGTCTTAAGCCGAGGTATCTGTGGACTCTCGCTGCTCGACCTGAGCTCGGGTTG